CATCCCTACGAAATCCAATGTCATGGTGCATATTACCACAGAGGTGAGCAAACTCATGAATGATTGTGTAAGGACAGTTAGTCTCTGCAAGACGCATACATCCGTATCCAGTTGCCTGACCAGCAGTGCGTCCACGAAAGTGTGCAAGTTCCAAAGTTGGACTACGATGACCAGAACGTGACGCATCTGTTTTCATACAAAGGTCTTGATAGGTCTTCGACTTTACAATCTTCTTGAAATATCGTTCTGACTGTTTCCAGTTCAGACGTTTGAATTTTGTAGATTCTGGATACTTACTCTTATATTCTGCAATCGCAGCGAACTCTGAATTGTAGGTCTTCTGACGACCAGCATCCTTGAAGTTTGCCTTACCAGTTTTGATTACCTTGTTTTTCTTAGTCCAGTAATTCGCATACTTATTTGCATATTCATGAGACATGATTTTTGCAGCAGCTTGATACGCATCGGTTGAAGTGTTGTACATAATATAAAGTCCTCTCTCAGTTTCTATAATGATTCTACCACACGATTACATGAATGTCAAGATGTTTTCACAACATTTTTTAATGCAATTCGTGGTCTTGCCATGTCCACTCTATAGGATGAAGTGTCGCACGTTGACCTATAACGACTATATCATGTTCCCAATCTATGTCACCATGAGAACGCCAGTCGTGGTGCATATGCCAGAAATCTGGTTCACCCCAAACACGTTGTGCAGCAGTCATCTGGTCATCACGAACACCTATGAAATGTACTACTGTCATAATATCTCCAAAACAAAAATCGAAAGAAGGCAAGGGTAGGTCAACTGGGTTAAACTTGGATAGTTTCTATGTGGGTAGTGAATCCGTAGAAGTCCAAATCACTAACAGTATCGTTCCTTGTCACTCCCTTCTCTCAATATATGTACATTATACACTATTCGCCTACCTTTGCAAGCAAAAAATAAACCCCTGTAAATACAGTGACTTACAGGGGTGCAATTTGTTTAAAAATGTGTGATTTTTGCGAATCGGTGCGAATCGTGGGATTCCCTAGAGTTTATCTAGTGCGGTCTTTCTTTCTTAGTTCCTTTGCAATCCATGCTTTTGCTATGCGATTGTTAACCTTTTTACGAACTAATGTCATACATCGTTTCCAGACCTTTTCAAATACGTCTTCACCAGCATTGTTGTTGTCTACGACAATAAAGTTTGACCCACCAAATAGTCTCTGGAACTTACCAATGTTCTGTTGCACTGCATTCCACATTCTGGTAACTTCATCCGATGCAAGTGTACGTTTGCGTTGTAGATTACGCTCTTGTGCAGTCTCAAGAGAAGTGTTTACAAATATCATGTAGGTTTCGTATCCAAGCGCCTTTAGACCAGAAACTTGATTTGCAATCTTGTCGTAATCTTTACCAGTTCCGTCAATGATGAGTCCTAAACGTCCTTCAAGGAAATTACCTTTCATACGAGAGGTAACACCCTTTGCACGCCCACGAATCTCTTGTCCTTGGTCTGAATAAATGTCCTCTGGTGTGGTATCGAGTCCAGCGTCCTTTAACATCTTCTCATAGATATCATCACTGTTGACAATCTTCATACCAAGACCACCAGTGGTTCGTCTAACTACATACGACTTACCACTGCCAGGCCCACCAGCAAGGAAAATCGCCTTAAATATGTTGGGGTCGTAAACTCCCTCTTGTAATTCGTGAAATGTTTTCATAGTCTACTTTCTCTAACAACTCTTTTATATATTTATGTTCTTCTGGTTTCATAGGTTCTAACTCCCTTGATTGTCTCTGCAAATTAGTGAACTTTTTTAGTTTCTGTTTTTGTTTCGCTTTCATGTGAATTCCTTCTCTATGTGATTTAACTATCATGACAAAGATTTCTTGAGTTGTTATGATTTCCTCCTTATACATCTATCCGTTCAGCCGACCCACTGTTAGAGTACTGGGCGCCTGATGAGGGGAAGTCTTCTTCTAGACTATCTTTTACTGTCTCCATGTACAGTTTGTGTCTAGGGTCTGCTCCCACGTTGAATTCATGTCTTATTGTAGTTACCAGATGTTTACCAGATAACATTTTATCTAATTTTTCTTCACTGCTTGCTGATGATGAACCAATGTTTAATTCTACTATATTTCCTGCTTGTATATAAGTGTTGCCAGGCGTTTCAACCTGTAACTTGATACCACGTTGCAGTTGTCTGATTCGAGACTTTCTTCTTTGCAGTGTTTTTTCTAGATTGTCACTTTGGTATGGGTAGTCTTCACTCTCGTAAAAATGTTTGGTTGCACTTGTTGTCGAAACATACAGTTTCGTATCTGGGTATTCCACCAGACTTTTCTGTGTCCTTGCATCTGTCGCTTTTGAAATGATTGGTGACTTCCCATCTGTATGGGTGTCTTTCTCAAAGTTCTCCAAATAATTGAAGTCATAATCTTTGACTGTTTTATTGTACAAATCGTGTACCCTTAATTTGGATGAGTAAAATCCTTCACTCATATTATATATAGTATCTTTAGTACTTAAAACTGAAAATGAGTTGATAGTTTCTAAATTTTTTACAGGGTCAATCGTACCCTGTTCACTTAACTGATTCGGTACATTCTCTTTGTATATCATTGCTGGTTCTTCTTTACACAACCCATCAATAGACCTAAAATGAAATCCTTTGGTTGTCTCATAAAAGAGGTATGATGGTGCCTCTTTATGTTCCTTTGAATTCGATATCTCACAAAGATGTTGAATTGTCATAAATGGTTTCTTATTAGGTACTACCATCTTCACATGATTTGCGGTTGGTTCTACAAACAGTTTTCTGGTAGAGTCTAGATAGTTTTGGTCACGCAATATCTTCTCTACAATGTCAGCAGGGTCACCTTTATAGGACTGTGATACTTTAGATATTTGATTACGAAAGGCCTCTTGTGTAGTAAAGTTTAGTGATACCAACAATGCTTGGTCACCAGCACCTGTAACTGTATTGATTTTGTACACCTGTAGTGGTGTGGTTACATAGTCGATAACTGATGTTTCATCATCATTGTGTAACTTGGGGGATTGTTGTGGTGTCTGAATTTTAAGCGAAAGTTTTTCTTCACCAATAATTGGTGCGTTCAACACTAGGTTGTTTGTATCCTTGAAGAGAATATCTCCACTGACTGTCATGGAGAATATGTCCTCATAGATATTGATATTTTCTACTAATGCAGATATGTCTATTTCTAGTCCTTTGGTGGTCAGTAGTTTGCACTCTTCAACTAGAAACTCGCCTGCAAATTGCAAGTCACTCTTCGCCATTATGCACCTTCTTTAATTTTCTTTTCAAATTCCTTAACGAAATCATCAATAAATCTAGGTTGTATCAATCGTATCTGTGCCTTTTGTTCTTGTAACTTCTGTTCATATTGATAGTTTGATACAGCGGTTGCAGAACCGTAGTCTGTAGTGTTCAAACCAACATTGATTATTTCAGTTGTGTCACCAGATGTTTGAGTAATCTCATAATGATGTATTGCATCTGGATTACCATATCGTTCTTTTACATATTGTTCAAATGTCTGTTGTGACATTGGCCAATCGTGATAGTAATCTACAATGTCATTCGCAATAAGAATTGTCCAGTGTAATTCTGGGTCACCATAATATTTGTGTGCAATAATCTCTGGTGCCTCACCATCCTGTACATTATAGTAATCAAACTCAATTAGTTGGTTCTTGGTGACAATTTTTACTCTGCGAAAGATGTCTTTCATAATGGTTTCTCTACCATTACCTTTAGCATCATACGATATATTGGGGAACATGGAAAAATACGACATTTAAAACCCCTCGACAATTTTTTCTCTGGTGATAACTTCCAGTTCTTTAAATTGCAGTTCGATGTTGGTTTCTACAGGTGGAGCTCCATCACCATTAACACCACTGGTTGGTCTGAAGAACTGTACTCGTTCACCACCATATGTCACATTACATGACTCTAGAACTGATGTTGAAATCCTGTTAAGAAATCTGTTTGGCCCTGCACTGTAATAGTATTCAATATCGAATGTTGCTGGTACGATAAATGTTCTTGATGATTGCGTTGAATTCTCTGGGTCAAATGATGGTGCCATGTAAAATCTAAATGTGTTTACAATACGGTCTACATTCTGTGCTTCAGATTCAGACTTGGGCATCATCTTAAATGAGAATGAGAAACTTCTTCTACTGATACCTTCAAACACCATTTCCATTCTATTGTTCGTAACTTTACCCCTTCCAATATCCATTGACGCTTTTGCACCAGGCGCCGCAGCATCCAATGCAGTTTTTAATGCCTCTGCACTACCCTCTTTTGCAACATCACCAAATGCACCTATTGAAGCAATTGCAGATGCACTAAAGTTTTCCTCTTGCATAAATCCTTTGTATGCAGCGATTGCTGCAGCAGTAGCATTACCGATTTCTACTTCACCATACTTTGCGTCCTGTTGCAATGATACCTGTGCAGGCATATACAACGCAATTGAACTCGCAATGCGTTTTGTTGGTGCTCGTTTTACTGACAGTGTTGATGTTCCACCACTACCACCATATGACGTTCCAGATGGAGCGCCTGAAGCACCAGAAAATTGTATATTTGCATTTGCTTGGTCATTGATGAAAAACTGGACATAGTGTCCTTGGTCAGCACTACCCAAATCTTCTGGATATGACAGTTGACTTGTGTTGAAGGATGACCCTCGTAGTTTTTTCTCTAATGACTTTGTTGCTAATCTTTTTATTCGGTCTGGGTAAGACATTGTGTAATCCTATAAATATCTATACATATTATTTATTTAGGTGTAATATCATGGCATACCGTGGAAGATATAGTCCAACGAATCCAAAAAAGTATAAGGGTGACCCTTCTAACATTATTTATCGCAGTTTGTGGGAACGCAAATTCATGGTATATTGTGACATGAACGATAAGATAGTTGAATGGGGTTCTGAAGAGTTTTTCATTCCATACAGGTCACCCATTGATGGTAAAATACACCGTTATTTCCCAGATTTCTACGTCAAGGTCAAAACCTCTACAGGCCCAAAAAAGTGGGTTGTTGAGGTCAAACCTAAGGCACAGTGCAAACCCCCAAGAACACCCAAGCGCAAAACCAAGAAATATCTCAATGAGGTGCGTACTTTTGCAATCAATGAAGCAAAGTGGATGAACGCAAAGGAGTGGTGTAAGGACAGAAATATGGAGTTTATCATCCTCACAGAAGTTGAATTGATGATATAAATAGAAGTATGGCAGAAGAAAGTTATTTCGACAAGATATCGGGCCAGATACAAACAGGTAATGAACCGTTTAAATGGTATCGTAATCGTATTAAAGAATTAGGTACACCTAGTGTGCCTGAACTATTGCGTGATGGTAAACTAAGTGACCGTCCAGCGGGGCGTGCATTGAATATGTTTGTATACTCGCCTAAGTTGAGAAACAAACTACCATACTTTGATACGTTTCCACTTGTCCTTCCTCTCAAGAGTATGGATGGTGGTTTCCTTGGTTTGAACTTTCACTACCTACCCTATGCATTGCGAGCAAGACTACTTGATGCAGCAGGGGGTG